TATAATATATCTTTATGGAAATATGAACCATAATAATTGTAATCAGATGCATAAAATACAGAACGTTCGAATTGATGAGCCCAGGGCTGTTGCATTTTCATTCCAAGAATGTCAGTAGGGTCATAAGATCCAGCATGCCAGATTGAATGTATCTCGACAGGAATATCAAGCAAATCGCTCATGTATTTGATTGCTATAATAGCATAGTTCCAGGCATCAGTTACGAGAAATTTATCTCCGGCAACAATTTTGTTATTGGAGAATAATTTACTGATAGCAGTAATCTGAGAAGACTTGTAGATGTTTGTCACACCAAAATCAAGAAATGCTCCAGCAGTGGTTCCTGTGCTGGGTTGACTTCCGTCAATGGTAACGACATTAAATCCTCTGTTATCCAACAAAACAGGAATATTATCATACCACTGTTTTGTATATCTTTGGTCAATAGGTTCGATAGGAATGATATAGATTGTATTCTTTTCACTCATTGACGTATAATGTCCTCTTCATCACAATTAATACCGTATTGGATTTCTAGAATGACAAGATTATTTTTGCTGCCATTTACCAGCTGGTGCCATTCTCCATCCATTATATGGTGACTGCTAAATTTAGTCAAATCTAAAACTGCATCGTTGAGAATAAGTTTACCATAACCTTCTTTGACAAACCAAATCTCAGACCTAAGCTCATGTTTCTGGTATGAAAGACAACGATTGGGAAATACCGTCATTTCTTTTAGTTTATAGCCTTCAGTCTCTTCTAAAACTGTATAAGTTCCCCAACCACGTTCTACTGGTTTACTCATCAATGTCTGTTCCTTCATATTCAAGAATCGCACCGTTTTCATTGTCTTCGTATACTCTTACAGCAATCGCACGCTTGGGATATTTCTTGCTGATGTAAGCAATGATATCATCTGCCATCATCTCGCAAGAACGATAGTCCAGCTGGAGAATATTCTGTGAGTATAGATTCTCAAGTTCACGCTTAAACAAAATAAACTCTACTTCGCGATCATTATGAAAAACTTGTAACTTTACATAAAAATAGAAAATATGACGATGTGGATGTCCTAAAAAAGATACCTCAGCCAGACGAGGATCTGTTAGTGCTGCAGGATACTTATGAATACCTTCCTTCTGAAAGGAAATTTCAATATGCCGTTTAATTGTCTCAATCATATTATACTCCAAAAAAGTTATCTAGTGTAGAAGGTTTAATCCCACTAATACGTTTAGATTTGGTAGATGAACCATAAGTATTCATCCAATAAAGAAAGTCATCTATATCTTTCATATTGGTCAGGCTGTTAATTTCTTTAAAGACATTATGTTCTGTAGCAACATTAACAATGTAACTTTTAGAATTTAAACATCTATCGATTTTTTTAGTAAAGTTGCCAATAGAAGAAGAAATATATCCAATGATACAATGGAAAAATATCTCCATCTTTTCATCGTTTACTTCTCCGGTAGCCTTATTCATATAATAAGTGCTGTTGGAATTGATAGCACCATGGAAGGTGTGTATATCAATACCTTTACCGGCTAAATTATATTTTACATTAATGTCATTATAAAGTACAGCATAATCTTCATTGAATGTTCTGGTAATTGACATGCCTGTATCAAGGAAATATAACCCCATGGATGCTCCGCTTGTATGAGTGGTAGAGTCATATGAGATATGAATATTTTCTGGATAATAACCAGCCTTTGCCAAAGCAATATAAGGCAACAGACGCCGGATAGATCCCACTCCAAGAATATGGATGTAGGGATTTTCCATCTGAAAAGGAAGTTTTGTGGCATATGCAGCACGTTCAATATCTTCTAAAGGACCAGTACCCAGTGCTGCTGCTCCCATAGCGATACCACCAATATGTTTATGGTAACTAGAAGGAATCTCCTTCATGATATACTCCACCCATAACATATAAGATTCATAATCATTACCCTGAGCAATGATCATGGGTTTAGCTAGGGATTTTTCATCAAGAATAATCTCGATCTGACGTTTAATATTTCTACCAGTCTCTCTGGCAAACTGTTCTAGATTATCACGATCAAAAAAACGACCAGATGTATCATTACGATCTGATCTTCCTCCCACGACACCGATGGGAATCTCATCAAAACACATTGCAATATCAGAATATCGTGCTTGTGTTCTGTATACTTGTTCTTTTAATTCTGGTGTAATAGATTTACCCTGTGTGATAATCTGAAGTCCACCAGAGTCAGCATGAATAGAATGGACTGCACTGGCATAGTTGTCTTTAAACCTTTTACCAAATTCTCTTTCAGTAAAAGCATTAAACAACAAAGAAAATTTATGATTGTTCTTGTTGTTTAGATCCACAAAGTATTCATTAATCTTATTAACAATATGAGGACGACTCATAAGCGCATTATTTAAAATACGCATATGAGAAGTACCACTTGCCACATATTCTAGAGTTGCCATGATATTCCTTTATTTTAAACTAGCGTACAAGTATATGTTTCAGGTGCCCCAGGCATTTTTCCATAACTGTACTTGTAGTCGAGGAGTATATCGCCATCCGTGCTTCATGCAAAGCTCTGCAACCCACTTCTCGTTATCATTATAGTGCTTTGTAGTTCCACCTGCAGGCATAAGATAGATTGGAATATAAGTCATTACATGTGCACCCATTCCATCTGTGTATGCCTTGATGGCATTCTGTACATCCTGGTAGTCTTCTTGATTGGAGACGACCCACTTAAAGTATACAGATGATGAGAGCTGATAATAATCTAAGATAACTTCTGGCTTGATAGCATCTTCCCAGGCCTCGCCGGATGATGGAAGCTTTGATGATACGCTATATGTGATATCGAGCATGGGATAGGTATCGTTTGATAGGAACCAATCCTTTAGTTCTGGCTTGAGCACCTGTGTACCATTAGTCTCAAATGTGATATGAGTAAGGTTCATCTCACGCCTACCAATCTCTTCGAACAGATCGATATACGACTTCTGCCATCCAAGAAGCGGTTCACCCCCAGTCAGGATCAGATGTTTGTCCGGACCAAACTTGCCGTCCGGAAGAAGCTCCTGCATACGATCTACGATTGCAGAAACTTCCAGCATTGGGCTAAGATGTTTGAATCTAGGATCCCATGAGGCATAAGAATCACAACCTGTATGAACAAGAGGTAGATCGTTATAAGAATCATAATTTGCTGGGTCAATCGCGAGACGTTCTTCAGATAGAGTACCCCTAGGCATACTAAAGCCAGCACATTTAAAATTACAACCAAAAATCCTGAGAAAGACGCTAGGTGTTCCAAGATATTGTCCCTCACCTTGTAATGAATAAAATAATTCTGCTACTTTAATCTTTGACATTATATATCGCCTCTTTCATAAATTGCGCTATTACCAGCATGCTCAAATACTTCTACTGACTTTAACTTAACACCTGCACCGACCGGATATCTGCCCGTATTATCTTTCTTCATATCCACGAGCATCGCGCTCATCGCATCAAAAGCAATCTTGGCAAAACCTTCACATCCAACGCTATCGACAATACGAAGATCAACGATGCCATTATCATTGAATCCGCCTTTAATCATATTGAGTTGCTTAAACGTTTCTAGGTGCGGATCATCTTTTGCAATAATCAAAGTATGATCAAACATATGATCAGCCCATTCTTTAAACTGCCTTAGGCCTCCAAAATCCATCACCCAGTTACGATCATCTAATGTTTCTGATTGAAATGTCAACTTGATGCCGATAGAATACCCATGCAATGTAGAGCAATGAGAATGCGTTGCTTTCCACTGACGAAAACAACAACTCAATCCACGATCTGTGCCATATGTTTTTGTTGAGAGATATCTTTTAGACATGTATTGTCTCCTATAGAATAGATTTAATATTAACCATGATATGATAGACTTTATAGTTTGTCAAGTCATATATTCTATTTAGAAACTTTTGCCACCTTCAGCCATGCGATTTTGTAGCTGGTGATCAGCTCTATTTGCATTGTATAGGTGCTTATCAGCGATTGCACCAGCCACGTCTAGATCATACAAACCTGCCATATCAAGGATACGGATGATGCAATCTGCAAGTTCTACTTCGAGCATCTTGCGTTCTTTGAGATGATCATCCATGAGATCTTTGCGGGCTCCTTCCAGAGCCTCAGACAGTTCAGAATGACACAGAGCGATCAGAGTGCCTACTTCACGTTCTTTATTATGCCAACCCATGTCACGGGCTTGTCCATGGAGCTTATTCTGGATGCTCGTAAGAGCAGCAACTTCTTCTAGACTGATTTTATACTGATTCATCCGATTTTCCCTTCTCATTTTCAATTGCTGCCAGGAGCATCCTATTGATCTCAGCGTTAATCTGTTCTTCTAATTCTTCTGGGATGCCGTCTCTGTTTACTTTCTTTGCTTTCCCATTATCGATCCTGTATATGTCAACTAGCACGTACATGTCACCTTTTTCATCTTCTTGTACGAATTCACCGGGCGGAAAACATATCATATATTCTCCTATTTTGAACCCTTCTAAACTGCTTATGCTGATGCTTTCATCCATTGTAATATCCTTTTAATGCTTTTTCTCTATGATATCTATTGGCTCTATTGAAGAATAGAACACCGTTGAGATGATCCATCTCATGCTGAAACGTTTTTGCAGTCATACCTTCAAATTTCTTAGTGACGATAGCACCCGAAGGTGTCTGAAATCTCACTCGTATCTCATTCGAACGCTTGATCTTTGCTGTGATTCCGGGAAACGATAGGCATGCTTCTTCCATCAATCTTGTTTCATTGCTGAGATGCACTATCTTGGGATTAAAACATACAAGATTTTCAGGATGGCCTCTCATACAAAATACACGATACGGCAACCCAAGCTGGTTTGCTGATAATGAGATGAGATTATTATCGTTCATCACAGAAAGCAATTTGGTAGCAATATCGTGTGGTGATATATGTGGGATAATAAAATTAAAATCCGGTACTGGTTTTGATAGGATAGGATCAGGATATTTAATAATCATACCCACTCCTCTGCAATTCCAACAAGCTCAGCGATCAGAAGCAATACTGCTGTTACTTCCGCTGCAAAATAACCTGCAGCCAACCCACCGAAAGCAACTATCCGGATTGCGCTCTTGACATAAGACATATAGGTATGCCACTTGCGATATCTATCTTCAAAATCACTCATCGTCTAGAAACCTCTCCTGTAGGACCATTTGCACCAGGCAATATTGTGTTTGTGTAAGCTGAACCTAAGGCATCTGACATATGATTTGGGTGTGTGCCGATATATTGATCAATGATATAGAACTTTACTGCATCATTATATCCATCCTTATACCCTTGCGTGTACGACTTCACATTAATAGTAGTCTCCGTCTCTTCTAATTCGTATTCACTCATGCTGCCACCTGACTAAAGTTTTTTATCTTAGCAAATTTGATCACATTGCTAAACTTATCTACTAATTGATCCACTTTATGGCTTATGATAAATGTATTTGTATCCTGTGTCAAGTTATTTAAAATCTTTAGAAACTCATCAGTGCCATTGCTATCAAGAGAACCGTCAAGCACTTCATCCATAATAAGGAGATTAGTCGATGCCGAGTTTCTAAGTTTCGCAATAGCTCGCCAAGTAAATAATATTGCGAGGTTGATTCGCATCTTTTCGCCTTCTGAGAAGGAGGCATAGGAGAATTCGTCTCTGAACCTCGATTTGATCGTCTCATCAAAATTCTCATTCAGTTCAAATTGCACGAAGAAATCCATAGCAGATAGATATTTATTGATCAGTTTATTTATCACAGGGATATACTGCTTGATGATCCTTGCTTTGATCCCGTTATCTTTCAAGATCACAGATGCGATAGTGTATGCTTCCTTGTCCTTCAGCAGATCGCTCTTCTGTTCCACTTGCTGATCGATGAGCAGTTCCAGTTCCTTCATCCTGTCATCATTGATGATGAAGTCATTTGATTTAGTTTGTAGTTCAGATATATCTTTGGCAATCTTCTTGCACTGCTGTACCAGTCCTGTGATATTATTAAGATGTGTTATCTTTTGAATATTGGATGTGCTAATCTGTGAAAGTACGCTAGCAATCTCTGCAATCCGTTTTTGGATTTTCTGTATCTCTTTGCGTATCTGGTCGATACCGTCGGTCGTCTCTTGAAATTGATTTTGTTTAGTCGATACAGTCTCACATTTAAAGGTATCATCAATCCCCTGTTTACAAGTAGGGCAATTGTCATGCGAGTTAAAGAAATTGATTTCTTTCTCGAGCTTGGCCAGCTTATCGTTAAGCTGTCCTTCGAGCACCTGTAACTTATTTTGTTTGTTGTTGACTTGTTCTTGATCTTCGACTTGTTGGCTAAGGGCCAGTATCTGTTGTTCTGTGTCATCAACTTGTATCTTTTCTGCATCGATCCTGTCCGTTATCTGCTTGAGCTCTTGCCTGTATTTCTCGATCTGTTCTTCATTATTCTTCTGCAGGGCGATGATATGCTCATGCTGCATCTTGATCTTCTCTGATGTCAGATCATACTGATATTCGACTTCCATGATCGTAGAGTTGTTGGTGTTGATCTTTTCTTTTAATAAGCTATTCATGGTCGAAAAGATCTGAATATCAAGCAGGTCTTCGATCACTTCCCTGCGTGATGCTGCTGTCAATTGCATGAACGGGACAAAGGATGCTGATCCCAGGACGACGACTTGACAGAAGCTCTTGTGGTTTAATTTTAAGATCTGTTTTTCAAGGACGTCTTGATAATCTCGGGATGCTGCATCCTGGCTAAGCAACTTGTTATTGCTGTACATCTCAAAGATGTTGGGTTTCAATCCACGGATGATCTTGTACATCGATGGGCCAATTTCAAACTCTAGCTCTACGATGAGATCTTTCTTGTTGATAGAGTTTAATAGCTGTGGTTTATTGACCTTACGGAACGGTTTGTTGTATAGAGCAAAAGAAAGCGCATCCAAGATCGTGCTCTTGCCTGCGCCATTTTCACCTACGATGAGAGTGGTATTATTCTTATTTAATTCTATCTCTGTGAAGCTATTACCAGTAGAAAGGAAGTTCTTGTATCGTATCGTCTTAAAATAAATCAAAGTTTCTCACCTATCATTTCAACATCTGCGTCTGTTTCGATCCAGAGTTTTGCACCACAAGGACGTGGCTTGTCCGGACGATATACCATGCGTGATGGTCCTTTAATCTCAACTTCCATGCAATAACGAACCCGGCCGTTTTCTTCCACACGGACGACAGGTTCTTCTTTGTCATGCTTGGCATTCTGCTGTATTATATTACGATTAATATGGATTATTTTCAAGTGATATTATGAGCCTCGACATATAAATTTTGGATGATATTTTCGACTCTTTTATTATCTGTCTTGATGTTCATTCCCTCGATATACTTACGGATGATGCTCATCGTATCTTCGGCTTCACTGACGATATCTGAGTCAGTTTCAAGATCCAGATTGAAATTATCTTCTACTACCTGGATGTCTGCAGAACCACATTTTTCTAGTTTATCTACGACCAGATCAAACCAGTACGGATTTGTCTTGTTCTTTACCACGACCTTCACATAGCAATCTTTATACATGGAAGGATCAAAGGCGATCACTTGATCCATGGTCTTGTTGATGTCATCATAAAAGATCTTATGAAAGATGCTGTTGGGATTTTCGATGAATGTCAGTTCACGGGTTTCTGTATCAAATATATGAAACCCTTTGATATCATTATAATCAGACCAAGTATACTGGACAGCAGTGCCAAGGTAATGAATATTACTGTTATCGGAACGAGTATGATAGTGGCCGCTGCAAACAATGTCAAACTTATCGAAGATCTTAGGATCGTCACCATGGTCGCTAACATGCCCCCTGTACATCTCAAAACCGTTTAACTCCAGATGTCCCATGACAACAGAAGATTTTGAATTATTAATCGCTTGTAATGAAGCATCCCTATTATCATCACATATCCAGGGTACAAGCAACATGCCGATACCACCTATATTGATTTCTGTCGGTTGAATGTATATCTGTACGTTATGATACTTATAACTGAGCAATTCATCCAGAGCGTTTACATCATTGGTATTCTTATAGAAAGTATCATGATTGCCAGCGATGATATGCAGATCAAGGCCCTTTGTCATCATGGGATCTAAGAAATCATCCCTGAGGCGCTTGGCAGTCAGATAGTTAATATACTTGCGACGATCAACGAGATCCCCAAGATGAATAACAGTATCAATACCTTCTCTAGCAAGGACGGGCCAAAAGACTTCATCTAAGAACCTCTTCATCTGATTGTGCATGATCTGAGAATCATTCCTGATCCCCCAGTGAGTATCAGTAATTAATGCTATTTTCATTATCTACTAACGCTTTTCTTTTTAACAGGAACTGTAAACGCAGGCCTACTATTGGATTTCTTCAACACGTCTTCACAATAATCTCTGATGGTCTCTAGACGACTCTTATAAGCATCTTTCATATGATCCTGTTTGGATGTAAAAAGGTTCTCGGCACAGTCGATGATGACTTGTGGAACCATGTGCATGTTATTCTGGTTCATTGATAAACTTCTCCAATCCTGTTTCTTTCTTGATCTTGGTTTTCTGTTTTTTTTCTTCTTGTTTCTTGTCATAGGATATAACAAGGTTATTCATATACTCATTGTTAAGATCTACATTAACAGATCTTGTCTCTTCGCCCACTGCTTGTTCTGCCAGCATGCCTTCGAAATAGAAATTTTCCAGGGTCTTTTGTTTGATATATAGATGTTTCTTCTCATGTTCGATGCGTCTCAAGAAAGCATAATATATGATCTGAGTGAAATATGCAAACGGATTATTGGACTTCTCAGGATTAAAATTATTGATGTAGGTTATGCAGTTCTCCAACCCATCAGCAACCATGTCTTCTCGGAACGTATAGTTCACGAAGTTGGGTTTGTATGAGAGATGATTGGCGATCTTGTACAGACATTCACCGATGTAAGGCGGGATCCGCGGTTTGGGTTTATCTTCTGCCTTGGCAGCATCAACATCATTTTTATACTGTAATATGACTGTAAAAAACTTCTTGTTGTCTACATAGTG